GAAAAAGTTTGGAGTATTCTAATGGCACAGGTAAGTCAAACTGCGGCAGCCATTCAAAAAATCAGAGAAGATGTAACAGATCTTCAACGAGATATGGCTAAAGTTGGACTGCTCGTCGATAGATTAGATCTTACTATCGATAAACTATCAGAATTCTCTGGAAATATATCTAAGCTTATAGCCATCCATGAGACTAAATTGGGATTTCACGAAAAGCAAAATACAGAGTTGTTAGAAGAAATCAAGAATCTTAGAGCTGAGTCTAGTAAACAGCACGAAAGCTTAGGTAAAAGAATTACTTCAATGGAAAGATGGATGTGGCTCGTAGTAGGTGGATCCATTGTTGCGGGCTTTGTGATTAACATCGTCATAAAATTAATAATATAGCGGTTTACAATAAATCAAAGTATAGTATAATAATCTATACAATTTATTGGGAGCCGCCATGAGCATTTGGATCGATGTAAAATACGCCAATCTTGTCTCAAGTAAGCTTGAGCGTTTCAAGATTGGTAAGTACAATCCATATACCGCGTCTTTTCGTTGCCCCATCTGTGGCGATAGTAAAAAGAGCGCTACAAAGACTCGTGGCGGGTTTTTTCAAAAGCAAGAGTCAATCATCTTTAAATGCTTCAACTGTGGAGCCGGTAGGAATATCGCTTCGTTTCTGCGCCAGATTGAGCCTGGACTCTATAAAGAATATATCATGGAGACTTACACAGATAAGAATCCAACGCAGGTAGATGCACCCAAGCCGCAAAAAACACCCGAGTATCTAAGGTCTGGATCTCCTCTTCTTAAGCTAAAGAAAATCTCACAACTACCATGGAACCATCCGGCAAAGCTCTATGTTCTAAATCGTAAGATTCCAAATATAGCTCATACTAAGCTGTTCTATTGTCCTAAGTTTGCTTCTTGGACTAATAGTATGATTCCAAATAAGCTAGATACTAAACACGATACTCCTAGATTGATCATTCCATTCATCGATGAACATGGAAAGATGTTCGGTTACCAAGGCAGAAGTTTTGATCCTAATGATAAGATTAGGTATATCACCATTATGCTTCAACCGGACAAAAAGATCTTTGGTCTAGACGCTGTAGATTTTTCAAAGAAACACTACATCGTTGAGGGTCCTATTGATTCGTTGTTCATTCCTAACGCCATCGCCATGGGCGGCGCGGATATAAATATGGGAGTTCTCAACACAGAATCTGTGTTTGTATACGACAACGAGCCAAGAAACCCTGATATCGTAAAAAGAATGAAGAACATTCTTGACTCTGGATATAAGATCTGTATCTGGCCGGTTGATCTAAAGTATAAAGATATCAATGACATGATCCTTGGTGGAATCAAGCAGAGGCAGGTTATTGACATTATAAATGAAAATACATACAGCGGTATCATTGGACTAGTTAAATTTAATGAATGGAAAAGAGTATGAATGTAAATCTAATTGGAATCACTAAGCCCACAGCGTATTCTGGCTGTAGTACTGTATCAGAGCTGGTCGCATACACTGCACGTGTATCTAATCCGGCTAATCAAAACAACAACCAGACCGCTGCAAAGCTCATCAAGTATCTTCTTAAGCATAGACACGTATCTCCGTTTGAAATGGTCCATGCTACTATGGAGATTAAAACGACTCGAGATATTGCCAGGCAGATCCTTCGCCATAGATCATTCTCATTCCAAGAATTCTCTCAGAGGTACGCTGAAGCTACTGGGTTTATTAATGATAGAGAAGCACGGCTTCAGGATCTAAAGAACCGCCAAAACTCAATCGAGATCAATGATAAAAATCTGCAAGAACAATGGAGTATGCTGCAGCAGACTGTGGTTCTTAATTCAAAGCAGGCTTACGACTGGGCTCTAAACAATGGTATCGCCAAAGAACAGGCCCGTGCGGTTCTTCCCGAAGGCCTTACTGAGTCTACCATGTATATGTCTGGAAACCTGCGTTCATGGATCCATTATATAGATGTACGGACTGATCCGTCGACTCAAAAAGAACACAGACTTATCGCTGAACAGTGCAAGGATATCATTCTACAACATTTTCCTATTCTACAAGAATATTTTGATGCTCAGTCTCAAACAACAGTTTGAAATTATAATTAAAGACCTACTAGAAGATCTTGGTTTATCAGAACTAGATCCGGATCCAAAAGTAAAGCGCTCTAATATACCCGGCGTAGACTATCAGTATGATGGATTAATTAAACATTTAAGGAAGAAAAATGCAGATCAACGTAATTAAGAGAAATGGCAACAAAGAACTACTAGACCTAAACAAGTTTCATAAAGTTGTGGAACAAGCTTGCGAAGGTCTACCTGGTGCTTCTGTGTCAGAAATCGAGATTCGTTCACAGATCCAATTTTATAATAACATTAAGTCGACTGATATCCAAGAGACTCTTATCAAAGCCGCCGCAGAACTTATATCAGAAGATGCTCCAAACTACCAGTATGTTGCCGGCCGTTTGATCAACTATAATCTTCGTAAGGAAGTGTATGGTCAATATGATCCTGATCATCTAGATGTGCATTATTCATATGTGCGTGACCAAGGATATTATGATGCTGAACTTGGTGAAAAGTATACGCAAGAAGAATGGTATGAATTAGATAATTATATTGACCATGATCGTGATAATCTTCTGACGTACGCTGCCATGGAGCAAATGCGTGGCAAGTACCTAGTAAAGAACCGTGTTACCGGCAAGTTCTATGAAACTCCACAGATGGCGTTCATGCTTATTGCCATGACTCTATTCAGTAAATATACAAATGATCGCTTGAAATGGGTAAAGGAATTTTATGATGCAATTTCAACTTTTGATATTAGCCTGCCTACTCCTATTATGGCTGGTGTTCGTACTCCGCAGCGCCAATTTAGCTCCTGCGTACTTATTGAAACTGACGATAGCCTTGATTCCATCAATGCAACAGCTTCGGCAGTCGTTAAATATGTTTCGCAGAAAGCTGGGATTGGTATTGGTGCCGGTCGTATACGTGCTATCGGTTCTCCTATACGTAATGGTGACGCTTCTCACACTGGCGTTATTCCTTTCTATAAGCATTTTCAATCTGCTGTTAAGTCTTGTAGCCAAGGTGGTGTACGTGGTGGAGCGGCTACTCTTTACTATCCGATCTGGCATCTTGAAGTTGAAGATCTCCTTGTTCTAAAGAATAACAAAGGAACTGAAGATAATCGTATTCGCCATCTAGACTATGGCGTGCAATTCAATAAGGTGATGTATGAGCGACTTCTATCCAATGGTGTTATCACCCTCTTCTCTCCCCACGACGTCCCAGACCTCTACGAGAGTTTCTTTACTGACGTGGACAAGTTCAGAGAACTCTATGAACGTGCAGAACGCAATACAAAGCTACGTAAGAAGCAAGTACCTGCCATTGACCTGTTTTCATCCTTTGTTCAAGAACGGAAGGATACTGGACGTATCTATCTGATGAACGTAGACCATGCGAATGATCACAGTTCATTCATTGCAGAAAAAGCCCCTATCAGACAATCTAATCTATGTGCAGAGATCACTCTACCCACTAAGCCTTTGAATGACCTACACGATGCAGACGGTGAAATCTCTCTATGCACGCTGTCTGCCATCAATTGGGGTAAGATTAGAAAGCCACCAGACTTTGAAAAGCCGTGCACTCTAGCAGTTAGAGCTCTAGACGCGCTACTAGACTATCAAGAGTACCCAGTTATTGCTGCTCATCTTTCTACCATGCACCGCCGCCCGCTCGGCGTTGGTATTATCAATCTAGCATACTGGATGGCTAAGAATGATATGACCTATACTAATCCAAATCTAGACATGATCGATGAATACGCAGAAGCTTGGTCTTATTATCTAATCAGAGCCTCTATCGATCTAGCTAAAGAACAGGGCTCATGCACAAAATGGAATGAGACCAAGTATGGACATGGTATAGTTCCACTAGATACATATAAGAAAGAAGTAGATGAACTGACCAGCCGCCAACCTTCTATGGATTGGAATAGCATTCGTGCTGATGGTAGAGATTATGGTATCCGTAATTCTACTCTGATGGCTCTGATGCCGGCAGAGACATCAGCACAGGTATCTAATTCCACGAATGGTATTGAACCACCTAGAGCTCTAGTATCAGTAAAAGGATCCAAAGACGGCGTGCTAAAGCAGGTCGTTCCCGAAGTAAAGCGACTAAGAAATAAGTATGAACTGCTCTGGGATCAAGAGTCTCCAGAGGGATATATAAAGATTATGGCAGTACTACAGAAGTGGATCGACCAGTCTATCTCTACCAATACTTCTTATAATCCTAAGTTCTACCAGGATGAAAAGATTCCTTTGTCAGAGATGCTAAAGCACATTCTACTCTGCTATAAGTATGGTATCAAGACACTCTACTATAATAATACAAACGACGGAGCTGGAGAGATTAAGGTTGAAGATGCTCTAGCCAAGGGTGAAGTAGATGAAGAAGATGATTGCTCATCTTGCAAGATATAGAATTCGCCTAAAATTTAGGAGATATAAATGTCAGAACTAGTATTAAAGCCCGGTGATATTGTTACAATTGATACTGAATCATTTGAAGATATCGGAAAGACATATACTATTGAAAGTATTGAAAGATATGGAATTAGTGCAACAGGAATTTTAGTTAAATTTATAGAACAAGATCTTCCAAGAATTCTATCAGAGGCTTCACTAATTAAGGTATAATATGACTGTATTTAAGACCGATAAAATTGATCACACAAATCAACTGGCTTTCTTTGGAGAGCCGGTCAATATTGCTCGTTATGAGAATGTAAAGTACTCTGCCTTTGAAAAGCTGACCGAGAAGCAACTATCTTTCTTTTGGCGTCCAGAAGAGATTGAACTATCACGCGATGGTAAGGACTTCAAAAACCTTACTGATCATGAGAAGCACATCTTTACGTCTAATCTAAAGCGTCAGATCCTTCTAGACTCTGTTCAAGGTAGAGCACCATCTCTAGCGTTCTTGCCAATCTGTTCACTTCCTGAGTTAGAAACCTGGATTCAGACATGGGCTTTCTCTGAGACTATCCATTCACGTTCTTACACACATATCATTCGTAATATCTATTCAGATCCATCAAAGATCTTTGATGAAATGCTAGATATTCCTGAGATTGTAGAGTGTGCAGGTGATATCAGTAAGTATTATGATGATTTGATTAATATCTGTGCAAGTTATAAGTACGTAGAAACACAAATTATTCCAAAAGGTTATCACATTTATAGAATGAAGCGGGCTCTTTGGCTGTGCCTTAATGCCGTCAACGCGCTTGAAGGTATTCGCTTCTACGTTTCGTTTGCTTGTTCATGGGCTTTTGCCGAAGTCAAGAAGATGGAAGGCAATGCTAAGATCATTAAGCTCATTGCTCGTGATGAAAATATCCATCTTGCAGCAACTCAGCAACTTCTAAAGATCCTTCCAAAGGAAGATCCAGACTTTGCCAAAATCAAAGAAGAAACTCATGATGAAGTGATCGAGATCTTTGATTCCGTGATCGAACAAGAAAAAGCTTGGGCTTCATATCTATTCAAAGACGGTTCTATGATCGGTCTAAATGAGAAGCTTCTCTGTGACTACGTAGACTGGATTGGGCATAAACGTATGGCTGCCGTTGGTCTAAATGGTAAGTCTATGGGATCTAATCCTCTACCGTGGACTCAAAAGTGGATCTCTGGATCAGAACTACAGGTCGCGCCACAAGAAACTGAAATCACAAGCTATATTATCGGCGGCATAAATAAAGACGTCGATGAAAATACATTCGCCGGCTTTACGCTATGATTGATGATAGAATTGAAAAGATAAAAGAAAGAATCGACATATGTTGGAAGATGTCTTGGGTATTTCTAGAGAATAAAGACCCGCATGGACTACATGATATGGGTATAGAGATACAATCATTACAAAGAGCTCTAGAAGAACTAGAGACGATTAAAGGAGCGACTCATTGAAAGACGATAACTGGATTGTGTGTAACTCGTGTGAATCCGAGTACAAAGTGGTAAGTGCCATAACAAATGAATTGACCCAGTCTTACTGTCCATTTTGTGGCAGTGATCTAGAAGATCAACTAGAAGAAGACTACGACGAGTTTTTTGAAGATCTATAATGGAATGGCTGTACGAAGGTCAGCCATTTGAAGATTGGGAAAGCTGGTATGGATTTGTATACCGAATAACTCATATACCTACTGGTAAGAAATATCTTGGAAGAAAGTACTTTACTCTGGCCGGATATAAGCAAGTCAATGGTAAACGAAAGAAGATCAGAAAAGAATCCGATTGGCGGACCTATTATGGTTCCTCTAAACATCTTCAGGCAGACATAGAGAAATACGGCAGAGAACAATTCAAACGTGAGATCATACGTCTCTGTAAGAATAGAACTGAGTGTTCATATTACGAAAGTAAGATGATATTTGAAGAAGATGCGTTATTAAGTGAAGAGTTTTATAACCACTGGATATCCTGTAAGATAACAGAAATTCACATAAAATCAATAAAAAAATAATCTTGCTATGTACATTAATTCCATATATATTATATTAGATATATAGTCTAATGGAGAGATGGATATGAATTACAAGATTTACAATTTCCCCACCGAAGAAGACGGCGTGCAGCTTGTTGAACAAAAGCTATGCGAGCTTATGGCAAAGTACCGTGAGAATCAAAATTCTCTAGATCCTATCGAGGTAGACTATATGGACTGGGCCAACTCTGTCATCATGACGGTCGGTAGTCAATGATCGATGAAGATACCTACAACAGGCTTCTAGAAAATTCTCCGGTAAAACAAAGGTTCCATCAGCTATTCCAAAGATTTCCACCTAGTGTACAAGTAATGATTGTGCACAAGTATTCTGGTATATTCAATCATTATACAGAAATCGGTGATGATCAATTAATTGAACTGTGTGATCATCTAGAAGCTTGCTTGTGGAAAGTTGAAGACGAAGCTCTATATAACGCATATAAAGAGATAATCTAAAGGACAGGATAAAAAAAGAGGGGGAAAGCCGTTAAGCTTTCCCCCCAAGTCATTCCGCAGATTTTTTTTATTTAATCTAAAATCTCTTGGTCTGTATAGTTATTTATATATTTTTTACTTCTATGATTGGCTTTTAATTTACTTTTTTGATTTTCAGCCCAAATAAGATTAGCCCAAAGTTCTTTCATTCGTTCTCCTGGCTTTCTTTTAATTACTTCCTTTTTAAGTTTCGGGATTCTAGTTCCATTAGCATATGCTTGCTTTAAAGATTCTGAAGTTTTAGCTTTGGTTTCCTCAGAACGTTTAGTACCTAATTTCTTTTCACGTAATTTGGCTTTATGTTCATCGGTGAACTTAGTGCCTTTTTTACCTTCAGATATTTTTCTAGCGCGATCTTCAGGATCTTTAAAATTTTGTTTACGCCCAGTATTAGCATTGGTGATTTTTTGGCCGACTTGTACTCTAGCTTTTTCATCAGCTGACCAATGATTATATGCTTTTGCTACATGATTGTAATATCTAGATTTCATCTCAGCTGGCTTCATCATAGAAAGCCATCTATTTTCTTCATCTAATAACTCTTTTCTATTAGATGAAATTCTACTTATAACTCGTCTTTTGAAATCAGAGGGTCTGCGGTTTCTAGCTGTATACATCCATTTAGAACTACAGATATATCCATCATCTTCAGTTCCCCAGTGTGATCCAACGTAATATCTTTTATGTTTACGATCATACCAGATATAAACAAATCCATACTTTTCCAAGTTAGTTCTCCATAAAAAGAAATCCCAGGGATTGCTCCCTGGGATTATTTATAGAAAACTCTATAGAAGTGTTACTACTAGAGAATGTTATTAACGAGAACTCTACGATAGTAGACGTTGACGTTCTGTACTAGTGTACCGTCTGAACCGTTAGCACCGCGTGAGAATGGATTTGCAACGACGCCGTAACGTGTCTTGAATCCAATCTTTGGCTGGAAGCTATCTGGACCAACCGCACGTACCATTTGTAGAGGAACGTATGGGCAGTAGAATAGACCAGCGTCGAAGGCAGAAGCGCCCTTATAACCGACAGTCATATAATGACCACCTGCATATGGGTCGATGTAGACGCGGATGCGACCGTTAAGAACACCAGCGAAGGTATTGCCAGTGTCATCAACTTGTAGGTTGTTGCTGTTTAGAGCAGGAGCGTAGTCAAGAACGCCGGCCATTTGAAGAGCAGAAGCGACATCTGAAGAGCAGATGAGGATGTTGCCCTTACCACGACGGGTATTCTTGGCGATTAGATTAGCTTCACGCTCTACTTGGAACATTAGACCCTTGAACTTTTCAACTGACCAACGACCGTTTGAGTCGACGTCGAGGTCGAAAGTACCAGCTGTCGTAGTATCAGCAGCACCAGCTTGTGCAGTTAGGTTGATTGTACGAACGATTTCACGGTTGATTTCTGAGAGAATTTCAGCTGATAGAATAGTTGAAAGTTCAGTCTCAGCGTCCAGGCCGTGAATTGCCTTTAGGTCTTGAGCTAGTTCGATTGAATACTCAGCCTTTAGAGCACGTGAACGTGCAGTAACAGTTACCTTATCGATTGAGAAGGCCATTTGGTTGAAGTCAGCATTTGAAGTAGCGCCGAGAGCTTCAGCCTGAGCTGTGTTAGCACCGTTGCCGAAGTTATAGGTAGCTGAGTTACCTGAAACAACGACTGAAGTGTTAACGCCATAGATACCACCCCAGTTACCGCCTGAGTTACCAAGAGTGGTGTTGCCGACTGCGCCTAGACCGTATGAAGACTGTCCGGTGTTAGCTTCGTAGTAGAATGCGTTGGCACCTGACTGTGAGTCATACTGAGGACGTAGAGCAAAGATTAGGCCGGTAGGACCAGTCATTGGCTGAACGCCGCAGATGTCATAGGCGATTAGGTTAGGCATCGCACGACGAACTAGTGAGATAAGTACTGGGTCGTAGTTGGCAGAACCGCCGGTGATTGAAGATGGAATAGAGCCTGAAGTCTCAAGTAGAGACTGGACTTGTCCTGAAGCAGATGATTCTTGCATCATAGCCTGCTCAGTGTTTTCTAGAACTTGAGCAAGAACGGCACGCTTATGAGAATCGCCGATCTTTGGTAGATCAGGATGCTCTAATAGTGGCTTCCACTTTGCTTGAATTTCCTCGTTGAGTTGCATAGTTATCTCCCTTTTCCTTAGTGGGTATAGTTATTTATTAATTTGCACTCTTTGATAATTTGGTTGCAGCCTTAACGTATGCAGCCATTGGACCTGAAGTTGGTACAACATATCCATCTTCTGATTCTGAAGAGAATTCTTCAGTTAGGATAGTTGACTCCGCGACGGGCTTAGGTGATGATGGGAAATATGTTTCCTTTATCACGTTAAGCTTGTTCTTATAATCCTTCGGTGAATCATAAGAAACTCCTTCTGAGAGAGTACGAAGCTTTTCGATCTGAGTTTCAGCTAGACCCTCAGTCATTTGTGCAAAAGCCTTTTCAACTTTAAGAGCAGCATTCTTTTCTCTTAGGCTGTGGTTCTTTTCAATTTGTTCGTTAAGCTTGTTCTCTAGTTCTTCAACCTTCTCGGTCATCTCAGCTACTACGTCTACTTTGGTCTCAGGGATATCGATATAGTTGGCTTCGAATAGTCCCTTTAGACCAGAAATTAGATCTTCTGCCATTTCAACCTTGAGGCCGGCATCGATGGCTACTCTATTCTCTTCAACCCATTCTTCAACGGCATAAGAGAGATACTTGTCTACGTTTTCTACGACTTCTGTGCGAATGTCTTCGATTGCTTCATTGAGCTGGACTTCAAACTCTTCTTCAAGGCGTGCAGTTTCTACAACTAGGCGGGCGTTAATAGCAGCTTCAAATACGATAGAAGCCTTATTACGGATTTCTTCTGATAGTTCATCACCACCAAAGATTTCTTCAACGTCTTCTTTATAAGAAGGCTTGGCGTCTGTAGGAGAAAGAGAAAGACGTCCCTTTTCGCCCTTGCCTGTTGAAGTGTTCTTTGTCGTAGGAGCAGAACCACCGGCATTTACTGATGGACCATTTCCAGCATCGCCTTGAGCTGCAGTTGGAGATAGTCTAAGCTGTGAGCCTTCTCCGCCCTTATTATCAGCGGCGCGTGAAGTATCGCCGGTTGGGCCGTATGCCTTATAGATATTGACTAGTGCATTCTTATTCATACCACCGATATGGTTCATGATGGCGCTTAGGACTTCAGCCTTAGTTGAGTCTGAATAACTTGATTCACCGGCAGACTTGTCTGCAGAACGTGAAGAGTCTCCGCTTGCATAAGGATCTGCTGTATGTGAGACACCACTAGAAGCGTCAAATTCTAGTAGTTCCTCATTATTCTTCTTACCTGCCATGGTTATCTCCTTTAGGAATGATTATATTGTATTTATATAAATTCTATTTTGTAACTAATCTGTTGAGAAAACGTTCAAACATATAAACGCTGTTCTCGTTAATTTGTGCTGTAGTAGATTTATGCACGAAATTCTTTGTCTTATCAAGTTGTTCCAGAGCTAACCAGCTTCCTGAAGCGGCATCATAGAGCCACTCTGTATTTTCCATTACCGCTTCAACGAAAGCAATATGGGCTGAAGGATCGGCTACGATATCGGCCGCGGTGGCTAACATGAAATCGTCTCCAACGACCATGGTTCCATCCTTAGAAGGAGTAACAGTTCCCATGCCGCGTGATGACACACCGAGCTTACCACCAGACTCTAAAATTCCTCTGGCAATATTTCCCATTGGAGTCTCGGTAAGTTTAGCCTTACCATAGAAGTGATTACCGCGCTGCTCGAGTTGAGTGATCATATGTGATACACGGTCTAGGTTGATGCTTGGTCCTGATGGATGTCCTAGTTCACCAAAGGCACGATTCTTATCGATGTATTGTTCTGTATAGCGACGAACTTCTTTAGCTAGAACATGAACTGGATAGACTCGCCCATTGCGATTCTTGTCTTCACCCATAAGGAATGGACCTTGGATATAAATATCCTTCTTTCCATCTTCTCTGGATTCTTTTAGAATTGATACTTCTTCAAGTGTTTCGCAAATAAGCTTCATTTGTTTATCCTTACCAAGTACTAGCTGTCGTTGATGACGTCTTGCTGATGCCAAGCACTAGAGTAGCCGAAGACGAGGTTGTATTAATCTGTAGATTGGCTGCAGTATTTCCGCAATTTAATGAAATACCTGATTTATTTAAATCCCATACTCCAGTATTATTGGCTGTCTGCCAAAGTAGAGTACCACCACGCTTGATTGTCCAATCACCGGTCCAGAAGATCTTGGTAACTGCAATGTTGGTTACAGTTTCTACAGTTGAATTTGGAACAGCAAAGTCAGATACAACATATGTGGCATTTGATGTATCAAGTGTTACGGCGTGGCCGAGTGATCTGTTTTGAATGATAGACATTATTTACCGGCCTTTCTTCTAGCAAGAATCTTTTGCGCTAGAGCGGCATGGGCTGCAGATCTTGGCTTCTTAGTTCCAGATGTAATCTGTGCAGTTCTAGCTTTGATCTTTGCATCTGGATCGTACTTTGGAGCTTCCTTAGGAAGTTGCCCGCCGCTCTTTCTGAATGAATCAAAGTTTTCTTTTGAAGCTCCGATGTGCTTTCTTACTTTATTCTTATCAGCCGGCTTTTCTGGCTTACCAAGGTGATACAAAGCATTTCTAGCGTGAAAACGTGAAATGTGGTGCGTCTTACCATTATCAAATGTTACGTGGCCGCCTTCATGGGTATCAGTAGCTTTTAGAAGTTGATCTGTAAATGATGGCTTTTCTGAATGCGCACCAGCTTCATCAGATGTTTGATCTTTACGCTTAGAAGCACCAAATGACTTTGAACCAACCTTACGACCACGCTTAGTGATTGTAGTACCAGAAGGAACATCAGTCGGATGTGCTTTATGACCGAGCTTCTTGCCTAGTGCATTTGGCTTAAATCCTTCACCGGGCTTATGAGTACCAACGATAGTTCCAGTTTCATCTTTAACCGTTGCTTCTTCTAGAGCTTCTAGTTCTTCGAATAGTTCTTCTGAATCATCGATGTCTTCAAATTCTTCTTTAACATTGGCCGAAGCAGATCCACCACCGTTAGTAACCATTTCATAGACTTGATCTAGAGAATCCTTGGCTTCACCGAGCAGTGCTTGAGCTTGGCTATCGATTTCTTGACCGTCTTCTAGTTTGTCATGAAGTTCAGCTGCTTGCATAGCAATAGCTTCAAGAGTATCCTTGACATCACCTTTCCTGGGTGCATCGCCCGTTGGATTGTTGTTGAGGTGTGAGTTATTGTTGTCTACAGTTCCTGTAGTGCCTTGAACACCACCTGGATTGTCCGATGTAGCAGCCTGTGAATCTTCATCTAGATCTTCAAATTCTTCTCCCATGGCCTGCTTAGTAGCAGTGGCATACATGACGTCCTTCCAACGATCGCCATAACGCTCTTTGAAACCAGATGTCTTCTTCTTCATGGCCTTTACAATGTCTTCACGCTTTGCTTTTTCAGCTGAATTCATCTTATCTTCTTTAAGCTTCTTGGTGCCCTTTTCGTCTTTAAGTTGATCGATAGGACGATTACCAACGATTGGATCATCTAGATCTGCTTTAGGGTCGCCCTTCAGACGAGACTTATCCTTACCAATATTAGTAGCAGAGAATACGTCGCTGCCATTTCCATTACGGTCTTTATGCTTATTGACTAAATGTCTCTTCCAAAAGCTCTTTTCACCCTCTGGCTTAGGCTCATAGTACTCTGAATTTGGATCTTCTACTTCGTGAAGGTCTTTATTATTCTGCGTCATCTGATTCCATTTCCTCGGGATCGGGATTAAACATTTGTCTACCAACAAACTCCTTACGAAGCTCTAGAGCATCTTGAACTCTAGATGACAAAATATCGTCTAAAGCTGCTTTAAGATTAAGATGATCCTTATTCATTACAAAATCTACAATACTTTCTGCGTCATATGGCATGTGATTCTCCTATATTCATGATCTATTTATATTTATTTAAAATTTGCTGGAAGGCGCTCTGCTGGCTTTTCCATATGAGTTTCTTGTTTTTTCTTACGAACTTCTGGGAATTTTCTAGTATATGGACCATTGGGACCTTGAACTATCTGTGTT